AGTTTTCAATCCCTTGAGTGATATTTTTTTCATGGTTGCTATCCTTTCAAACGGCTAGATTCAGTGACTTGGTATTGTACCAGGCTGAATCTGCCAGTTGTGTTACGGAACCTTTAGCGTTCATGGTGAATCCAATTTGCTTTTCAAGGTTCGCTATTTTATTAAACGCCGATGGGTTATTTACCCGGATGGCGGCTAATTCTTTGGGAGTGTTGTAAATGCATACCTGGCAAGAAAACCTGGGAAGGTATTCATATACTGGGTGCAGTGGTATGTTGCGGTCAGCCAGGTACTGTTTGACTTCATCTTCGGTCCAGTCGAATATTGGGAACCAATCGTAAACAGTACGTTTGCTGTTGGTCAGTCTCAGGTTGCGGCTGAGTGGCTTTTGCTTGGCCCTAGATGCGCTTTCCTGTGCCCTAATGCCGATGGCCTGGACTACCTTAGACCCTACGTTATTTCTTATCCACTTATAGATAGGGTCCCGCTTGAAACCGGATGTGCAGAACCTGGCTTGGGATGATGGGAACTTGCCACGGTCGGCTATTCTATCCAGCAGGTTAGTGTTGTGGTGCTTGACTATGTGCAGTTCCTGGTTAAACCTGCCGGCAATAGACTGGCACCATTCTACTACATCATCATGTTCCCAACCGGTGTCTGCGAAGACCACATGCTTCTTAATAAGAGGGTACTTCTCACAGATATAAGCGAGCATTGCACAGCTATCCTTGCCACCGCTAAAAGAAATGACTAGTTCAAATGTATGCTTTTTTTGGATTACCGACCTGCCAAGAGTGGCTAAGTGATTGATAATATTGAGTAAGTGTTTCATTCTGCTATCCTTTTGTTCCTGGTGTTCTCATGTGTTACACGGTAGTGTAACACATGTTACAGTACAAATGCAATAGTTAATATAGTATAAATGTATTGATATTGGTATTTGGAATTATTGCCTTTGTATATATAATGTGTAGTTATGAACAAATCAAAAACAACTAAAAGCGGTAACCCAGGGTGGAAACCTGGTGTATCCGGCAATCCTAAGGGCCGGCCTAAAACATCTGTAGCCAGCCTGGTAAAGGCACATCCCAGGGCATTTGAACTGGTAGAGAAGCTATTTGAAGTTGCTATGGATGATACTGATAAGCGCCAGGTATCAGCGTGGCGTATCCTACTGCCAAAGATGGTGCCGGACCTAAAGAGTACTGATGTTAAGATAGAGAAGCGTACTATAGAAGGAGTGATTGTACTGCCAGCTAAACAGCCCCTGGATGTAAGTACCCAGGTGGACGCTGAGAGCGGGACTTTTCTGCCGGTGGACTCCAGCCAGGATGGTGCCGCCGATGCCTAAGTGGGGGAATGGTGGGGGAATGAGCCAGTCTCACGACGGTGACCACTCGCCTACAAAGCGGGTTGCCGTCGGTTATGCCCATGCCAGCCTGGTGCCGCAATTAAAAAGGATAAAAAATAAAAAAGGAGTGGGGGGGGCATCCCGCTCGTCGGGTCCCATCCCGGCCCTATACCATTGGGACTCCTAGGTAGATTGCTTAAAAACTTTTTATATGGCCCAATACACTGACTCACTTAAAAAGCGAATAAAGTTTGACCCGGAAGGTCCAGGATATGACTATCAAACCGCTAAGAAACACGGTATAAAACCGGACTCCACCGGTCACTGGCCTAGCAGGGTACCAAGTACTGGCAGGCTACTCAAAGGCCGTAAGCATGAGACTTGGCATAAAACGGTTTCTGGTGAAAAGAAAATGGGATACGAAATATATAAAGGCAAGGACGGGTATTACAGTCGGAAAATTAAATGAGTAAACCCCTTACAGTATTCACCCTGCGCCAGAAAATAACAATGATATTTTTCGCATTGTTACTTCTGCTTATTTCTTTTGTAGCCACCAGTTGTGAAGGCTGGAGTGTATGCGGCTACGAAATTGACAACCTGTAGTTAAGTGAGTGATAAGCCAGCTACTGCCAGAAGTTACCGGGCCACTGTACTGGACGATAATTTTCAAGTCCAACTTAATATTAAATGGTTGGGACAATTGCTGGTTCTTGCTGGGATGCTGGTATACGGCTACTGGAACATTATCTCACGGATTGAAACCCTTGAAGACGGGATGGCTACTTCAAATACCCAGATTGAGGAATTGGTTTCTAAGCACATAGCTGATGAGGAGTTACGTTATGCTAAGATGGAACAGGGGTATGCTGAAATGGAACAGGAGTTACAATGGTACCAAAAAGAATTAAACCTAAACCCATTAAGTTGGCGCAAAAAAAAGAAAAAGTAAGGGCAATGGCCTTTAGTGAGATACTAAATATAATAAAACGCCTTAAAATTTAAGGTGTTGTAAGTTACTATAATTATGACACTTACAGATACCGGCAGCTGGTGGCCAGTTCGACGCGGCTTTAAAATTTAAAGTATGTTTCAGACCTGTCCAAACAAGTCTAACGGCACATGTCCTTTTGCTGGTTTCAGCAGGTGGGACCCAGTGCAGGCCAGACCTGGAAGTAAGGAATCCTTGTATTGCGGCCTGGCTACTGGTATTGATAATAGGGTAGACACTTTACCTGAATGCTGGGCGGATATGTCTAGCAACGCCAGGATGAAACATAGGGACGCCAGGGAGCGGGGCATTATGTTAGGCCGTGGGTATTTTTATAATGATAGGACTAATAAGTGGATACTACCGGTGTAAAAATTTATTGGGAGCCTCATCCCAAGCAAAAAATTGCATTAGAGCGCAGTGAATTTGAGATAGCCTACGGGGGTAGCCGCGGAGGTGGTAAGTCGGCCTGCTTAATGGCATGGATGATAGAGCCGCAATATATAAATAACCCTCGTTATCGTGGCCTGGTAATTCGCCGTAATTATGATGACTTACGGGACTATATTGACCGTGCCGCTGACATGTATAGGCATCTGGAAGTTGAAGTGGTAGGTAACCCGGCAGAGTTCAGGTTTAAGACTGGCGCCATAATTCGTTCCGGTCACTTAATGGATAAGTTAGCTTATCAAAAATACCAGGGTCACGAATACCAGAAAATGGGGATTGAAGAAGCTACATTAATAGCGGATGAAGAAGACTACTTAAAATTAATATCCAGTTGCAGGTCCACTTTGGACTTGGACCCCCAGGTATTTTTAACATGCAATCCTGGCGGCCCTGGTCATGCCTGGTTTAAGAATCGTTTTGTTGATAACCCCAGGGAAAAGACTTATTACGATGATGTGACAGGCCGTTCCAGGATATTTATTCAATCCAGGGTATACGACAATCCTACATTAATTGAAAAGGACCCTGGATATTTGGAAATGTTAAAGGGTTTACCTGAAGAATTACGCCGTGCCTGGCTGGATGGTGACTGGGATGTTTATTACGGACAATATTTTAGTCAATGGCGGTATGATGTTCATGTTTGCGAGCCGTTCCATATTCCATCGAACTGGTACCGGTATCGTGCAATTGACTATGGATACAAGGCGCCATTTGCTGTTGTTTGGGTTGCGGTAGACCCTAATAAGAATGTTTATGTATACCGTGACTACTATGTTGCTGAGATGGAATTATCGGGGCACATTGATGCAATCAATGCATTATCCAAGGATGAAGAGTATCGTGCAACAATGGGGGACCCATCAATGTGGATACGCAATCCCCAGAATACCAATCGTTCAGACTTAGCGGCTGGCAGTCATATGGCTATAGCTGATTTGCTGAGAAAGGGTGGTATAAATGTAATAAAAGCAAACAATGATAGGGTTTCGGGGTGGAATCTATTGCGGGAATATTTAAAATGGGATGATGAAACTCCGCCGAAACTTCATGTATTCAAAACATGCAACAAGTTTATCGAAACCATACCAACTCTGGTACACGACTTGCGCAGGCCAGAAGACCTGGACACAAAGGGGCCTGACCATCTCGCTGACGCCGCCAGATACGCACTTATGCACATTGGTCAGCCTGAAAAACAGGAAGTCAAGCAATGGATAGTAAAACTGATGGACGACCTAAGAAGTCAAAAAGCGGAAGTCCCAGGCGTCAGGCAGTGATAGAGCGGTATGATGCCGCTACTAACACATGGGAAAAGGTAACAATTCGCGACCCTGACATGATAAATGAGATTGAAAAATATTCTGGAACTGATTCTGAGTTTCGCTATGCCTTATTTGATATTGTTACTACTGCAATGCGTATAGGGGCTACTGGTTACAATACAAGGACACTAAGCTAATGGCAAAAAAATATCAACCTGTAGGTAAAGAACAGGACTTAATTAAGCGAGTGAATTCCATGCTTAATATGGCTCGTAATGCCCGTAGAACAACATCGGAAACCTGGCGTGAGAGTGAAAGTTTATACATGGGTGAACACTGGCGGGGTATGAATATGCCTGAATTCAAGAACCAGTTAACTCTGGATATGATTGCTAATGTTATAGATACTCAAATTCCCATCATGTCCAGCAGGCCGCCAAAGATTGATGTAATAGCGGTGGGTCCGGATGACGAATCAAAGTATATAGCCAATGTACTTCAGGCCCAGTTGGATGATTTATGGTATATAAGGGATATGGCAACCCTGGTTCCGGAGTGGTTAACTGATTACCTGGTGTATGGGACTGGGGTAGTTAAGCTGGCCTGGAACATGTATGATGACCTGCCGGATTGTGATATTGTTGACCCATTTAGTTTTTATGTAAACCCAAGTGCTACGAAATTGGAAAATGCACAATGGATAATTCATGCCGCTCCCAGACCCTTATATGAAATTAAAAAGTTATTCCCGGAAAAAGGCAAGTATGTAGAGTCTGAAGGTAAGTTGGGTCAATATGAGGCTTTAAAAGTAACTGATGTAAAACAGGGTGACAGGACACTGGTTCAAGTCACTGATACCAAAGGGCAAGAGACTAATTACTTTGAAGGTACGTCTGATGCCATGGAGAGTATGGAAGACCGTGCATTACTAATTGAGGTATGGATGCGTGATGGAAGTGTTGAATACACAAATGAAAAAGATGAGGTTGGCAAACCAAAGTATCCAGGCGGGATTCGTAAAATTTGCATGGCTGATAACGTCATATTATACGATGGGCCATCACGGTATCAATTCCTAGACGAAGAAAACCGGTGTCCTTACCCTTTCCCATTTGTTGTTTTAAAGAACGGCGGCAGTTCTCATGCGTTTTGGGGTAAGCCGGAACCTAAAAGGTTAAAGTCTATTAACCTGGCGCTGGATCGGATAGCAAGCCAGGTGATGGATAATGTGCATTTGATGGCTAACCCAATGTGGGTGGTAGATGAAACTGCTGATGTATCGGACCAAATTTCAAACAAGCCTGGTCAAGTAATTCGCAAGCGTGGCCCTGGGCAGGTGAAAATGGAATCACCATCAAGTATCCCTAGTTATGTTTTTAATTTTTACTCACTGCTTGTGGATATGTTTGAGACTGTTTCTGGTGTTACCCGTTCCACTATGGGGAAACAGGAACCAAATGTAACCAGTGGCATACAAGCCCAGGTTTATAGGTCTGCCGCTACTTCAAAAATTGACTTTAAAGCCAGGCAGTTAGATGCCGCAATGCAAATTATAGGTTCTATATGGATTGCCATGATTAAGAACCTGGGCACATCAATGCATCAAATGGAATTTAAGGATGGGGAAGATTCAGCAAATATTACTTATGTGGGTAACGAATTCGCAGATACCGATACTCAGGTACGCGCACGGGTTGGTTCTATGTTACCAGACAATCGAGCCTATATTGAAGAAAAGCTATTATCATTGGCGCAGATGGGCCTTGTCACCGATCCGGAATACATTCTGGAAAATATGCAGTTACCAGGTGTTGAAAGACTGTTACAGCAAATGCGTCAAAAGGATAAGAAACTGGGTCCGGATGACTTCCAGGGTATGGGTGAAGATGAAATATTTCAAAAACTCCAGGCCAATCCGGAATTACTAGAAAAAGTTGGTGATGAATACCGATAAAGGAGAATAACATGTCAAGTAAAAGAAGGTATACTAAAGCACTCTCAAAAGAGAAGAAAAAGATGATGGAGTCGGAGCCGCAAAAGGTGAAGAAACGGAAGAAGCGGAGAGGGCAACATACACATACACAACATTTCCCTAGCCTGGGGAAAGGTGATAACCCCAGTAAAATTGTCTCGCGTAAACGCTACGTCGTTGACCCTAAAGGTTTATCCAGGAGTAAAAAACAGGTAACTAAAAAGACTTATGTTGATAAAAAAACGGGTAAAGAAGCTGATTTGGGTTATGACCGGGCAACTGCTAGAACTGTAGGAACCCGAAGATATAATGTTGGGGTTGAAACAGAAACTAAAGGTGGCAAAAGGAAAAGAAGGTATAGCATCACTGCTGGTGGCAAGAGTTATGCTGGAAAAACCAGGGTGAAAAGGATAAACTCAAAAAAGCATAGAAAAAAGAGTGCGAGGGTTTTCAAGCGATTGGGACCAAAGTAAAGGAAAACATTAGTAAATATATGTTTTCCGGTTTGTATTAATTGCAAATAGTTAAAAATTCAATATTATTAGGAGAATTAAATGTCTGATAATGACGTCCTCACTAGTTATAGTGGGGTAAGACTTTCCTCTGAAGAAGCGGCAAGCCTGGTACAAAATGAAGGTTGGCATAATGATGCAGATGACCCCCAGGTAAATGTTTCTTCAGAAACGGGTGAGCAACCAGCCCCGGAACCAGCGAGTCAGGAAACTGACCAACCAGAGGTGACAGAAGTTGAGCGGTCCGAAGACCTAGGTAAACCGGATGGCATTAGTTTGGATGGTAAGGAATACACTTCCGAAGATATCCAAACTGCCCTGGATGCGTTATCCAATAAAACCGAATGGCAAAAGTCCAATACGGAGAAGGCCCAAGAACTGGCGGCTGAGCGTAAGGCTATTCAAGCTGAGCGTGAAGTATGGTCCAAATTGCGGGACAATGAAGATGCTATGGATGCCCTTGGTGATTTGTTGGAAGATGACCATCCTATATTCAGTGAACCAAAGGTGGACCAGGCGATAAAAGACACAAGTCAGGACACCGAAGAGCCGTCACGGCTCCAGGAGATTGAAGATAAGTTAAACGAGATAGTTAACCAGCGAGATACAGAGAAGGCGCAAGTCGAAGCCGACAAGCAAGTATCTGTTGACCTGGCAACACTCAAGCAAAACCATCCCGAACTAGAAGACGGTGATTTAATGGACTCTGTAATACAGACTGCTATTGAAAAAGGCTTTACCGGAATCAACGGTTTAGAGGATGCATTTGTTTTAACCTATCACAATTCTGCTGAAAATAGTGCTTTCAAATCAGCCGTCAAACGAGCAAGAAACGCAAAGGCCGCAAAGGCGATTCCTGAAACTGACGGTGCTGTGAAGGGGGTTCATTCCGAACCCATTTCCAAACCTGCTAGTTATAAGGAAGCGAAGGCCGATGCGCTAAAAAACTACAATTTCTACGAATAGAAATTGTTACTAAAATTCTCTAAGAGGAGATAAAAATGGCCGCACTTTCATACGACAGCTTATCTGCTGTCACCCGTGACCGGTTTATCCCTGTACTCGTAGACAACATTTTTAATTCCAATATCCTGACCCATAAGATGTTGAAAAACTCTGAACCAGCCGCTACTGGTAATAAGGTGTTACAGCCTGTTGAATATGCGAAAACTGGTTCTAAGGGTTTTTACGACGGATATGACGTCCTTGATACGACTCCCCAGGAGTTGTTCACGGATGCCAGCTATGACTGGGTGCAATGTTACGCATCCATTAGTTATAGTGGTAAGGAAGAGGCAATTAATAGTGGTTCCGAAAGGGTTATTGATTTGATTTCAGCGAAGGTTAAAAACGCTGAAAAGTCAATCAAAGACATGTTCGGTTCCCAGTTGTACTCCGATGCAGATGGGTCTTCCGTCACTTCTGGAACTTACAGCGACGCAAGCGCTAACGGATTCCTTGGTCTTGAACACATCATCAAAACAGGTCGCACGCTGGGCGGGATTAATTCCAGCGATTACTCTTGGTGGGATGCAAATATCCAGACCGCTGGTAGTACCGATTTCGGCACCGTTGCTGGAACTGGCGATGATAGCATTGGACGGGAATTCCGTAAAATGTATGGCGCCACCAAGGTCGACAATGATGTTTGTGATTTAATCGTGACCACTCAGATTGTATTTGATGCTTACGAAGAATCCCTTGCCGCGAATAAGCGTTTTGGCGCATCCAGTCAGGCATTAGCCGACGCTGGATTCCAGAATTTGCTTTATCGTGGGACACCTGTTGTCCCAGATGACCACTGTAACGCTGGAACGGCATATTTCCTGAACACCAAATATATGGGTTTCAGGCATAATTCCGGTCGGAACTTCAAGTTCGAGGGCTTTCAAAAGCCAGTTAACCAAGATGCCGCTGTCGCAAAAATTTTGTGGCTCGGTGCGCTGACTGTCAGCAACCCCAGAATGCTGGGTAAAATAACCGGTTTACCGACCGCTTACTAATAGGAGGATATCATGGCTAATTGGGCACCCCAAGAAGGTTACATAGTACCTCAGGCTATTACGGCAACTTCTACATCTCAGAAATTGCCGCTTGGCACTGTCGTAACGGCGCATGACGTAGCTGGTGCATCCGGACTTGGTGCTGGTGAATTTGTTTACGCTAAAGGCGTGGCAAGCACTGCTATCGGTTCTGTTGTTACCATTGATGAAGCCGGTGTTACAGCACTCGCATCCGCGAATGCTAAAGGCCGTATCGGCTGTGCAATGTCTGCAAATGTTGCTAGTCAGTATGGCTGGTATCAGATTTCCGGTAAAGGTGTTGCAAAGGTAAAAGCAAGTTTTGCTGATAACGGAGTTTGCTACCTTACGTCTACTGCTGGTTCAGTTGATGACACAGCAGTCGCTGGTGACTTAGTACAAGGTATGATGGGTCGTTCTGCTATCGACACCCCGGCTACGGGACAAGCGTATGTGGAACTCAACAGACCTTTTGCTGATGACACTGCGAATGATGGTCAATAAGACTAGTCTAGTACAGTAACTAACCAAAATAATTCTGGCCCTGGTACATCCAGGGTCAGAATTAGCAAAGGAAACCTATGACCGGTCAGGAAATGTTGGACTTGCTGGGTCTGAGATTAGAAGACCCGGACGAAGTAAATTTTACAGAGGCTACCAAACTTGATGTATTAAATGTCGCACAAACTACTGTTGCTAATTTCTTACCTAATGAATATTTAGCCGAATTACAATATAAGGATTCACTTACTTTAAGCGCTTTTGCTGGCACAGTGGATATATCTGGTGGGTCTGGAAATAACCAGACTGATTATGCGCCTATTAGGAACGCCATTCTGGAAGTAGAAGTCAAATGGGGTAGTGATAGTTTGGTTTTCGCCGCTATGATTACACCAAATGATGCTAAGAAATTAGAAAATTCATATTTAACACCAACTGACAGTAGTCCAGTTGCTTATGTATTAGGGACCAATTTATATATTCAGCCGGTAACAATAACATCACCAGCCGGTTTGGCTCTTACTGTGAATGGGATGAATGTTTGGTATTTAAAACCACCTACTGCAATCACGAATGCCACAACGTCAGATTTGAACCTTGCATTACATGAAATTATAGTAGACCTGGCAGAAGCGCAATTATGGCGCATGGATAATAAAACAGACCGTGCAACTGCCGCTACAAACAACGCCAGCACAATAATAGGTGCCCTAGCTAACCGTTTTGGCATAGAAGCACCGGAAGGCATAGGTAACCTAGCCTAATGACATTTGCATCATTAATTGATAGGGTACTGGTACCTTTTGAGGCCCATCGGGGTCAAATGGATACCAGGGCTGGTAAATACCTGGATGAAGCCCAGGAAGACTTTGCACTGTATTCCAAATGTTACACAAAAAAATTCAATATGTATATTTCTGCATCCAAGGAATATATTGATATGCCCAGCGACTTTATTGAAATGGTAAGCAGGCCGGTATTCCGGGGGGAATATCTAAATGAAAGGAATGCTAACGATTTACTATATAACAAAGCTACATCGGATAATTTATTCAATAAGGGGACACCTCAAGAATATTATATTGAGTATGATAAGTTATACCTGGTGCCGCGGCCTTCTACAGCGGGAATTCTTACACTAACCTACGCCGCATCCCCTACCAGCCTGAGGGAAAAAACAGGACTTTACAAATTGAGATTTGACGACCTGGTATCTGAATATTTTAAGGTAGGGATGACTCTTAAAGGGTTGACTAATAATTACACATCCGTTATTGAGCGTTCCATCCATGACAGCACTACCACCGGCACATTGGTATTATCAACATTGAGTAATTCCGCCGGTTATGTGAATAATGAAAGTCTTATTAGCACTAGTGTTGATACGACTTATTGGGAAACTATTTATTCAACATTTGCTACAATTACAACCGCCTGGAATAATTTAGGATTGGGTGGTACAGCTACAGCGAATGGTACAAGTTATGTGTACACTGAAACTGAACCATTGATATCAAATGTATATCACTATGCGCTGGTGGATTATGCCAAAGCTATGATTCACCAGGACCTGGGTAATGGCAATGAATTTCAAATGCATTATGCGGTATATATAAACAGCCGTGAAAAGGCCAGGGTAACTCATGCAAATAGTGGCGCCGGTGGATCCAGTTTTGTTTCAGATGCAATTGGTGGCAGTTTTTAATAATGTTAATAGAAATTTCAGATTTCAGGGGTGGGATGGTAACCAATGCCGACCCTGAAGATATTGGTAAAGATGCTACAATAAGTAATGAGAATTACCTTACTGATGCGCCGGGGAAATTAGTTAAACGCCCTGGGTGTTCAGCTAGTGTAACGATTCAAGATTTACGGTTATCTGATGCTAAGTACTGGTCCAGTCCTACATTAACAACAGCAGGGGCCGCAGTATCGGCGAAGTGGCTGGGATATGACTCCGCTACGAGTATGAAAAAGTTGCGTATGGTTTCACCAGATATCACAGGGGGAAGTGCAACCGCGACGAACCTGAGTAGCGCATCATATGCGGCAAATATTCCAACCGATTTTGACCTACAGGACCATGGTGCAGA